AGCTGATATTTTAATTCAAGTTGATGTAGGAAAACTAACTGGTACATCTGTTTTCTCACAGAGTATAGTACAAAAAAGAGTTACTAAAATATTGGCTGTATTTGATAATGATACAAACTTTGAAGATGATCCATTTCCAGAAATTATTGGTCAAAATAGAGATATTTTTCTTATAGAATATGCTACTGTAAATACTTCTGGATATAACTCTATTGGTACTATAGGTACATTTAACATAATTAAAAACACAGCTAACTTAACTTATGATCTTGTTGTTACTCCAGCTACTAATAACTATATGAAGTATAGAGTTATAGCTACTTGTGTATTATCAAGTGATTATGATTTCCTTGTTCCAGTAACAGCAACACCAGAGGAATAATATGACAATAAGAGCTTTCTATTCTAGGGGTGGCTTCTCAATCCAAGACCCACCAGTAACTGTTATCAATAATGTTGGTAACTATAACGGTGGCACAGGAACATTCAGTGGTACTGTTACAGCACCTAATTTTGTTGGTATGGTTGATGGTTTAGATCTTGATAGATATAAAGAAAACTTACAGACTGGTGTTTTGTACGGTGGTATCATATCTGTTAACGCTAGTGATCCATCTAAAATAGATATCACGGCTGGTGCTGGTATCATCTGTACTCCAGGAGCTTCGCTTGTTGCATTACCAGTTCCAGTAGTTACCACAGTAACTTGGACAGCAAAGATTGGTGTTACTATAACTGGTCTCGCTAGTTCAGATGAAACTTGGTTCTCTATCAGTAGCACAGGCACAGTGGTACAACACTCAACTACTTGGACTGACGATCAGTTTGGTTCTGAGATTGCGATTGGTGCTGTGTATCACACAAACCACTCTACTGTAAGCTTAGTAAAGAACTATCCCCATGTTGCGTATGGTCAGGCTGCACAGACAGACCCATTCATTAGAGCATTTGGTCCACTCAAGTTATCGGGGCATGAGATCTCTGCTAACGGTGCTAACTTATCTGTCAATCGAAGCAGTGGTAAATCATACGCTATTGGTAGAAACTATCAGACAGATCCGAATAACCCAAATATTATTACAGATACAAATGCAGCACCAGCTACAGTTGTATGGAGATTCTATCGTAATGGTGGTACTGGGTTTACTACGGTTATTAATTCAGTAGTAGATCCAAGTCACTATGATAATGGTAGTGGTACTCTAGCGTCTACATCTCAATGGACTATACAAAGAATATTCTATCTACCTAACCAACCAAACACACTTGGTATATACTATGGTCGTGAGACCTACGCACAATTAGCTGACGCAGAATTAGGTCTGTTAACTGAATCATTTACCGAAAGTGAAAGCACTGCAACACAGGGAGTCTTTCTTGGATACCTTATTGTTAAAGGTAGCGTAACTGTTCTTAATGATAGTGCTAAAGCTAAGTTTATACAGGCTGGTTTATTTAGAAATCTTTCTGGTGCTGGTGGTGGTGGTCTTGCTGTAGCATTTTTAGATGATCTTTCAGATGTTACTATTACAAGCGCAGCAAACAACGACCTACTAAAGTGGAACGGTAGCCAATGGGTTAACTCAACGATTGCATCTCTAGCCATTAGTTCTTTAGGTACAGTTACAACTGGTACATGGAACGCTACGGCTATTTCAGATGCTTATATATCCTCAGCTGCCACTTGGAATACAGCGTCTACAGATAGACTAAAGTGGGATGGTGGGGCTACAGGACTTGTTGCGGCTACTGGTCGTACTAGTCTTGGTCTTGTTATAGGTACAGATGTACAAGCCTACAGTGCTACATTAGCCGCAGCAGCTGGTGGAACATACACAGGAAATGTTACTGGAAATGTAAGTGGCTCATCTGGCTCATGTACTGGCAACGCAGCAACAGCTACAAATGTTCCATATACAGGTCTTACAGGAACGGTTCCAACTTGGAATCAAAGTACAACAGGTAACGCAGCAACGGTTACTGATGGTGCTTATGTGAGTATTGACAATAACTTTAGTTCCTATCAAACATTTCAATCGGATATTGATGTTTATGGTGATGCATATCTTGGAACATCATTAAGTGTTGGAACGACAATTACCAGCGGAGCAATCAATGGATTAACTGTAAGCATAGGAAGTGGTACAGGTAATACGGTTGTTGGTGAAGCATCAGGAACAGCTCTTACGAGTCTGGCACTTAATAATGTACTTGTTGGCAAGAACTCTGGAGATGCGATTACAACTGGAGATAACAATGTTGCCATTGGCAGCGATGCGTTGGGTGCTGCACAGACAACGACAGGATGTGTTGCTGTAGGTCATAATGCGTTGTTGCTTAATACCGCTGCTGATACAACTGCTATTGGATATTTAGCACTAGACGCAAACACAACTGCTGTACGAAACACCGCTGTTGGAGCATACTCACTTAGCGCAAACCAAACTGCTGTTGATAATACTGCTGTTGGTTATAACGCTTTAAAATTAAATACTGGAGACACTAATGTTGCCGTTGGTTCTAATGCTTTGGCGGCGTGTACAACTGGATCTAACAATGTTGCGATTGGAACAAATGCGTTAAATGCACTTGGAATTGGTACTTACAATATGGCAGTTGGTGGATCATTGCGAGCAGTTACAAGCGGTCAAAATAATGTTGCAATTGGACAATCAGCAGCAGTAACTATAACAACTGGAGTTAACAACATTGCTATTGGAACATTTGCTTTATATTATGCAAATACTACATCATCTGAAAATATTGCAATTGGAAATCAGGCTGGTGGTGCTGGTGCAGCAAGTGCAACAATTCAAAGTAAAAATGTATTTATTGGAACTTCGTGTGCTAGGTTTATAACAACTGGCAGTCAAAATGTAAGTATTGGTCAAGAGTCTTTATATAATATTACAACCTCTGGAAACAATACTGCAATTGGGTATCATGCTGGCAGATACATAGCAGATGGCGCAACTGCCATGACTGCAACAGCCAACGCCGTGTATGTGGGTTATGGTGTCCGTGGCTCAGCCAACTCAGTTACCAACGAGACTGCACTTGGATATGTTGCAATTGGACTTGGTTCAAACACGACTGCAATTGGAAATTCAAGCACACTTGGCAACCGTATCTTTGGCGTTGCATCAACTGGTCAGGTAGCACCGACCATTGCAAGTGCAGCTACAATTGCTCCAACAACATCTATTGTATTTATCAGTGGAACCGCAGCCATTGCTACAATTACGGCTCCATCTACAATCGCAACTACTGGTGGTCGAATTACTTTAATTCCAACTGGAATTTTTACGACAACCGCCGCTGGAAATATTGCATTGGCAAGCACGGCTGTTGTTTCCAAGGCATTGACTATGACTTATGATGCAACAACAACTAAATGGTATCCCTCGTACTAAGGAAACAAATGGAAGAAAATAAGACACAAGAATATTTAAATGGGTTGGTAGATGTATGCGATGGTATTAATAATATATTAGCTGGTAACTATAGCCAAGCTAATACAATTAATCCAGAACCACTAACAACTATTATGAAACGACACACAGACCATGTTCGTATTATGGAAACACACATGGTCGGAACTGACTTAACTACTTACAGTAATATTGCCACTATGGGTGAGCAATGGATTATTAACAATCAACAGGAGAACTAACATGATTACAATCGCAACTATTTCATCTTTCGTCGGCAGCGTATTCTTTGGCGCATTCCTCTTTGTAGCTGGCTATGTCATTGGCAACCTGATCTCGGTTGATAAGGTCAAGAGCTGGCTCGGAAAGTAATACATGAACTATGCTAAACAAATCCAAGCCTTAAACAACGGCTTAATCAAACAACTGTTATCAGACCTTGGTGATCCAACTAAGTGTACTCCAGGATTATACCTTGTTATTCGTGGTATGATCACAGACAACAGGGATGTTTTAGATAACATTCCTAATTCAGCTCTAGATGAACTAGAGGCTAAGTTGGCAACTAAGGCTCCGTTTAAATTTAAGGTGGGATAATGAATGTACCTAAAGAGATGGTTGATGATTTCCGTAATCATCTATGGGCTTGCTTCAAGTACTTAGGAATCGGGGAACCGACTCCATTACAGTACGCTATGGCAGAAGCCATGCAGAACGGTCCTAAGGACTTCCAGATGCAAGCAGGGCGTGGAGCTGGCAAGAGCGTAATCAACGCTTGCTTCGCATCGTGGCGGCTTCTAATGGATGCTAATAAGACTATCATGGTCTTGTCAGCAACCTCTGGTAGAGCCATCTCTTTCATTGCACAGGTTAGAAAGATAATTGATGTGGTTCCTTATTGTGAACACCTTAAGCCTAAGGAACACGATAAGGACAATGCATTCGGTTTCAATGTTGGATGCAAGACTACCTACGGACAAGATCTGTCCTGCTATGCCAAAGGTATAACAGGACAGATCACAGGTAGCCATGCCGATGATATCATAGTGGATGATATTGAGATCGAGAAGAACTCAGATACTCCTTATGCTAGAGAGCGGCTACTCAATAAGATAGCCGAACTAGAGCAGATTAGAAACAATACAACAGATGGGTGCATCCGTATCTTGGGTACATTCCAATCGACTGACAGCGTGTATCTTAAGCTATCTAACAGTTACCCTATTATTAAGTTCCCAGCTATTATGCCAAACCCTGATATTGCTGGAGAAATAGATTACTGTTCCGATTATATCTTAAAGTTGGGGCTAGAGATAGGAGACAGTACGCAACCTGAGCGGTTCCCTTTAGATGTCCTCAAGCAAAGGGAAGCTAAGATTGGCTTAAAGTTATTCTCACTACATTACAAATTAGATCCATCCCTTAGCGATAGATCTAAGTATCCCCTTAAGTTAGAAGATTTAATTGTTATTGATGCTAGTCCTGAGCTGTTCCCTGAAAAGATTACTTGGGAGAAGAAGAACCACAACAAGACTATTGAGTCGTTTGGTATCACAGGCGATCTCCTGTATGATCCACAATGGGTATCTCCCAACTTTATCCCCTACCAACAGACCGTCATGTTCGTTGACCCCAGTGGTCGTGGAGACGACGAGACAGCCATCTGTATCGCATCCTTTGTGAATGGCTACATTGTGGTGCATGAACTCATTGGACTACAGGGCGGATATGCTGAGCCGATCCTACGCAAGATAGGTAAGCTTGCCTATGAATACAAGATCAAATGTATCCGTGTTGAGTCTAATTTCGGTGATGCCATGTATTGCAACCTTCTGAAACCAGTAGTGTGCAGTATGTGTGGTCCAATTTCTATAGAAGACTTTAGAGTTACTGGCAATAAGGAACAGCGTATCATTAAGGTACTTGAGCCATTGATGTCAGTTCATAAACTGATATTCAATACTAAGGCTATTAAAGATCCTGAGAACCAAAAACAGATTACTCGGTTAACGGAAAGAAAAGGTAGCTTAAAGCATGACGATAGAGTTGATATCCTTGGTAGTGCTGTGGCTTATTGGCAGGACATGGTATCACTCGATGCTGATACGCAGATTGGAAGAAACAAGATTAAAGAACAACAAGATATCGTTAAAGACTGGCTTAGTAGTAAGAGGTCTTTAGGATTACTTGGTGAACGAATTAGTGGAGCTGTGTTACTCAATGGTAATCCAGTTAATATGAAGAACAGATTCCCAAGTGTAATAAAACAAAGGTATAACAGATGACACTAATAAACTATACGCCAACTGAGTTGGTTTGTATTGCTGATCAAACACAACAATACGAACTTGTGGTAATAGACTCATATAGATCGGTTGAGCTAGTAAAGCATAGACTTGATCTTATTGAAATGAACTTACAAAATGAAAGAGTAAGAGAAATAGAGCGTATAGTTTTACAGATGCCTCAGTTATTAATTGAGATTAATGATTTTATACATGGAAATATGTATTCACGAACAATGTTCTGCCCTGCTGGTGCTGTTGTAACTGGGGCATTAACTAAAATAGATAATATTTGTATTATGTATGGAGATGTAACAGTAACTACTGATTATGGTTTGCAAAGATTTACTGGATATCATGTCTTACCATCCTTTGGTGGTGGTAAGAGAGCTTTATATTTCCATGCAGATACGCATTGGACAACTCTTATTCATACAGAAACAAAAGATTGTTCAATAGCCGAAGAAGAATTTACTGACGAAGCAGATAAGCTTCAATCAAGAAAGAGAGTATAACATGGCAGGAGTAGTATCAGGATCAATGCTTGCGGTTGGCGGTATTATGGGTGGCATGTCTATGCTATCTGGAATTCTGGGTGGTTTAGGAGCTAATCAACAAGCAGCAGCACAGCAAAAACTATTGCAAATGCAACAAGAGAATGCTAACTTCCAAAGACAGGGAAGTGTTAATGCGAATAACCGTAACATTACAAAATCAAACTTAGCTAAGGCAATTGCCAATAGACAAGTTGAATCACTTGCAATATCTGAAAGAGCTATAGCTGAAGTATATGGTAAGATGGGTTATGACAATGCTAAAAGTCAGTTTAGTAAGCAAACGAACCAAATTAACTCTGCGTTATTATCTACAGTATCTGGTAGAAACATCTCATCTAGCTCAGGAACAGCTAGAGCTTTGCTTAGACAGAATATGGAGAACGCTCATACTAACTTAGCTAACTTAAGAATTACACAAGCAAATAAAACAAGAGACATTACAACAGCTTATCAGAATAAATTAGCAACAAGAGATTTTAATTATACGGAATTACAAAGCTTTATTCCTGGAGATACATCGACTGCTTATACTGGTACAAGTATGGGAATGATTGCTGGTATGTCTGCTCTTCAAGGATTGCAGACAGGTATTGGTGCTGGTCTTTCTTATGGTGCTGGTAGTAATAGTGGAGGAGGAGGAGGTGGAGATGGTTCTGATTCTTCACTCTCATCATCCGCTCTTTCAGCTCGTCAAGATGCCCGTGGTTTTTAAGGAATAAAATATGAACCAAGATTTAATGAATCAATTACAACAAATTGCTACAGGTAAAATGACAAGTAGTAACGATAGTTATGAAAACACAAATGAAACCAAAGCAGTTGATCTTAAAACAAAGTTAAATGATACTATTAAATCATTAAAAGAAATGTATCCAACTAACCCTAATAAGGTATTTGAATCATTTAAGCAAGCAACAGTTGACTTACCACTACCAACAGATAACTTTAAAGAGTACTATTGGGATAAGTATTTAGAGATGTACCCTAGTGGAAAAGAAGACGCTAAGATAGAGTTAATCAAGCAAACTGAAAACGAACTAAGTAAATTAAATAGCCCATCTGAAAAAGAATTCTATCTTAGAGATAAGTTATCTAGATTCCCTAAGTGGTTAACAAGCGAGTTTAAAGATGATGTTCAAAACCTATCATTTAGAAACTCATATAGTAACTTAAATAAATCTAAACAATTGTATAAAGATGATTTAGCTACTCGATTAGATTCAATGAATAAGCATGAGTTAGAT